CTTGAGACCTGTCAAATGTTGGCAGTTGTCTATTCCAAGTGGTATTTTGATTGGGGTAATGATTTGCTACCCAAGAAAGATGGGACACCATACAATACAGAGAAAGGTGCTTTCCGTGGACATCCTTGCACTATATGGGCAGCAGAGAGTATTGCTAATACAGCTTGGTTAATTCAACATGGATTTGGATTACTTCAAGAGTATACTCATAGATACCGCAAAGTTCATTCTTGTCAGACTGCAATGAATGCAGCAGAAGAAGTATTTGAGAAAAAAACAGGGAGAACTTTATTATGTCACAAAGAGGCAACACCATTCGCATTCGCAGGTCCTGATGAGTTTAAATTTGACACAAGCATTGACACTCTTACTGCTTACAAACGTTATATATCGAGCAAACCTTGGGTTGCATCTAATTATCTTCGTGACCCATCCAAAAAACCGAATTGGTTATGATGAAACACGTTCTATTTAAATTAGAGGGTTGTCCTTTTTCTATCTTGAATAATGAAGAGCATATAAAATTCTGTTTGTTTCATGCAGCAGAAGCTTCATATTCAAAGGTTCTTAAAATAGAAACTCAAAAATTTGTTCCACAAGGTGTAACTGGATTTGCTCTGTTGGTAGAAAGTCATCTCAGCATTCACACCTGGCCAGAAAAAGGTATTGCAATGTGTGACATTTTTACTTGCGGTGATGGTTGTAAACCAGAATTAGCAGTAGAATATTTAAGTAAGTGGTTATCATCCACAAATACAAAATCTCAATGTTATGAAAGAATTTGATTATGAACTCGATTACAAGACCATTGATTTTACAGTTGAAGAAAATCGCAAACTTTATCGCATTGGAAGGGGAGAACAAGGAGTGTTACTGGTTCGCCCTTATACTAACGATATATGCTCTCATTGGAGATTCGTAAATGAGTCTGTTGCTCGCAAATCTGCTAATAAGATTTATTCCATGTTCCTTGACTATAAAGACAAACAAGACTTCATTGGAATGGACATGGCACGGAAATTTCTTGAGATGGGATTTACACGCTCCCGTCGGTATGCAAATCATCCTAGTGGAAAGAAGTATGCTAAAGATGGTTCCGTTAGACCCCAATCGGCAGATGCATTATACTCTGAAAAAGCAAGGTCTGCGAGAGTTTTTAAAGAAGTAAGAGATAGAGCTGCAAAAGACGAAAAGTATGTTACAATGAGAAAAACATGGAGATCTAACGAATGACATTAGGAAGTGAAATGTATGCGATAAGAGATTTATTTGTCGCATGTCCACCAGTTTATACATTACCTGGTACTTGGAGTGATCCAGAAAAGATTGCTAGGTGTAATGATACACTAATTCCACACTTTACATTTAATCCAAATTATACCTTTGGAATATCAATCGCAGTTATCACTGTTCTATTAGCAGCATATGGAATTTATAAAGGATTCTTTGCAAACAAAGGATTAGCAGATCCATGGGATGATCATGAAGATTGATACACAAGGAATGTCCTATGGGACAGGTAAGGGAACTGGTAAAAGTTTAGAAGAACAACGTGCCAGTATCCCTGATGTAAAACCGAAACAAATTAATATAATATCTGATTCTTTAAAGAAGGAGTTAAAAGATATTATTAATGAAGTTTTAGATGAGAGAGAACATCAAAAAAAACTTAATGGTCCTTACGATTTTTATGATGATGACTAAATTAATTGATAAAGACGATCCACTTTGGTTTGGACAGACATGTGATAAACCATATGATCGTCATCATTATAAGATAGTTTGCAAAGACCATTCTTTTGTGGTACAATCTTGGGATGAAGTACAAGAGTATTGGTGGAATAGACGAGGGTTTAATCCACCAGTTATTGAGGTTATTGACAAACCAAAACCAAAATCAAAAGGTTTTAAATAATGAGTGATTTTATATGGGTTGAAAAATACAGACCCAAAACAATTGAAGAATGTATCTTACCTGAGAGTATCAAAAAAACCTTTCAGGATTTTCTAACTGCAGGTGAGATACCAAATATGTTATTGTCAGGTCCACCAGGTATTGGTAAGACCACTGTGGCAAAAGCACTATGTAATGAATTAGGAGCAGACTATTATGTCATTAATGGATCGGATGAAGGACGTTTTCTTGACACGGTTCGGACGAACGCAAAGAACTTCGCATCTACCGTCTCTCTTACGAGTCAGTCGAAACATAAAGTCATTATCATTGACGAAGCAGACAATACCACTTCCGACGTACAGCTCCTTCTCAGAGCGTCTATTGAGGAGTTCTCTAGGAACTGCAGATTCATTTTCACCTGCAACTATAAGAACAAAATTATTGAGCCATTACATTCTCGTTGCTCAGTTGTTGACTTTTCTGTTAATAAAAAAGACAAACCAGCAATAGCAGCACAATTCTTTTCTCGAATCAATCACATATTGGAAGTTGAGAGAATTGAATCTGATAAGAAAGTTATAGTAGAATTAATCAATAAACATTTTCCTGATTGGAGGAGAGTGTTGAATGAATGCCAAAGGTATTCTGTAAGTGGTAAAATAGATAGTGGAATACTTGCAGCATTCTCTGATGTTGCTGTTGATGATCTAGTCAAAAATCTTAAGCAAAAAAACTTTTCTGAAGTTCGTAAATGGGTAGTTTCTAATTTAGATAATGATCCCTCTGTTTTGCTTAGACGCATCTATGACTCTTTATATGATACAATGATACCAACTAGTATTCCCGCTGCGATACTAGTCATTGCAAAGTATCAGTATCAAATGGCATTTGTTGCCGATCAAGAAATAAATCTTTTGGCAGCATTAACTGAAATTATGGTGGAGTGTGAATTTAAATGAAAGATGAATTGCTAAAGATGATCAAGGAGAAAGGATATCGTAAAGGTGAATTTACTTTATCATCTGGTAGAAAAAGTGAGCATTATGTAAATTGTAAACCTATTACTTTAGATGGTAGAGGTTTAGCAATTACTTCTGCGATGCTTATGGAATGTATAGATGAGAAATCTGTTGCTGTGGCAGGACTCACTCTTGGTGCCGATCCTTTAGTGTCAGGGGTTGCAATTATGTCTGCACTTAATAGGGGAACGTTATCTGGAATTATAGTTCGAAAGGAGGCAAAAGGTCATGGCACCAATCAATACATTGAAGGTCCATTACTTCCAGAAGGATCTAGAGTAACTGTATTAGAGGATGTAGTCACTACAGGTGAATCATCAATCAAAGCAGTAAAGAGACTTCGTGATGCAGGTTATGAGGTTAAACGTATAGTTTCTATCATTGATCGTCAAGAGAATGAAGAAGCAAACACAGCATTCAAGTTAGCAGGACTTGAGTTTTACAGTTTATTCTCTTTAGAGGAAATTTCAAAATGAAAAACATGTCAAAATTAAAACACCAAGTTAAATCAAACAAATATTATATCTTCTGGGGTGCTGCTACAGTAGCAGTCATAATAGGTCAAGTTTACATTGGAATGGGTTATCGTCTAATGACAAAAAGTGTAAATGATCTAACAGAAGTTTTCACAATTATACAAGAACAAGAAGATTTAAGAAGATATCCCAACTTATATTGATGTCAATTAAATCTCTTAAGACACCATTAAGATATCCTGGTGGTAAATCAAAAGCAATCAAAACTCTTTCTAAATGGTATCCTAAAACTATTTCCGAGTATCGTGAACCATTTATAGGTGGAGGATCGATTGCAATTGATATTACAAAATCAAATCCAGATATACCAATTTGGATTAATGATCTTTATGTGCCTTTATACAATTTTTGGGTTCAACTTAGAGATAGAGGTGAGGAGTTATCTGAAAGAGTACGTGAAGAAAAGCAAAATACTCTTGATGAAGGTGATCCAGATAAGGTAACATCAAAAGCAAAAGATCTTTTCAATAAGTATAAAGAAGAGATTGATACTTATGATAATTTTGAAAAGGCAGTTGCATTTTTCATTATGAACAAGTGTAGTTATTCTGGTCTCACAGAGAATAGCACCTTTTCACAGACAGCATCTAACTCTAATTTTTCTCTAGTTGGTGCCGACAAATTGAAAGAATTTTCAAAGTTGATTAAGAATTGGAAAATAACTAATGTAGATTATTCTGAATTGATGGTAGAGAAAGGATCAGATGATACATTTATATTTCTAGATCCACCATATGATATTAAAGATTTTTTATATGGAAAGAATCGTGAGATGCATAAGTCATTTGACCATGATAGATTTGCAGATCAGGTTTATAATTGTATTCATAAATTTATGATTACTTACAATGTTAATGATCGTTTGAAGGAAATGTATGGCAATTACAATCTTGAGGAATGGAAATTAAGATATTCAATGGCACATCGTGGAGATAAGGGAACAAATGAGAATGTAAAGACAGAATTATTAATAACAAATTATAACATACATCCAGTATCACCACTTGAACAATTACTTGTATAATGGAACTTAAAGATTGGTTAAACTCTATAAATCAGACAAAGAAAAACTTGATTGATGAAGACCCATCAATTGAAAAAGATTATCCACCTTATATAATTAATCGTTGCTATTCTGGACATCTTGATGCGATTATGTTTGCAAATGAGATGAATAAATATAACTTCTTACCGAAGAAGATGCAATATGACTTTTTTATAAATACCCTCAGAGTTAAGAAAAGATTTTCTCCTTGGCTTCGTAAGGATGAAATCAAAGATCTAGATTATGTAAAACGTTATTATGGGTATAGTAACGAAAAAGCAAAACAGATTCTAAAAATTCTTTCCAAAGAACAACTTAATTTTATAAAATCGAAATTTGAAACTGGAGGATCGAAATGAGTGTGGTTAAAGAACCAGAGGTGAACTGGACATCTGATCAGATGGTGGAAATTTCACTAGGTGAACCTGATGATTTTTTGAAAGTCAGAGAAACTCTAACAAGAATTGGTGTCGCATCAAGAAAAGAGAAGAAAATATATCAATCATGTCATATACTGCATAAGCAGGGAAGATATTATATTGTTCATTTTAAAGAGTTATTTGCTTTAGATGGTAAACGTGCAAATTTAACTGTAAACGATGTCCAGAGACGTAATCGTATAGTTCAATTATTAGTTGATTGGGGATTAGTTGAGATTATAAATGCTGATAGAATACAAGATATAGCACCCTTAAACCAAATTAAAGTTTTGTCTTACAAAGATAAAGGTGATTGGATATTAGAGACAAAATATAATATCGGAAGTAAGAAGAAAAAGACTGACTAGGCATTTCTTTTTGTTAAGAAATCCTGACATAGGTATAAATTTTTTGATAGATAATAGTGAGTATATAAGGAGACAATGCTTATGCACAATCCAATATCATTCAACAATTTGAACTCTTGGGTTCCTTTCAATTTATCTAATTCAGACCCAATCGATGATTACTTTGAGTGTATTGTTGAATGTAAAGACGGAGACAAATCATGTGCATTAGAATGTAGATCACTTCTAGAGTAGGAGAAAACCGATGAATCCTTAAAGAAAAAGGGGGGGGGTTTACCACCCTCCTTTTTTTGTGTTTTATGGTTAAATAGTATTGGATGCCGAAAGGATCCAAATTAAACACTCGCTTACTAAGGAGAACTATGAACTTACAAAGGTATCACTCTGCAAACTTACCAGAGTTGATGAAAATAATTTCAAAGAACGGTATAGGTATGGATGATTATCTAGACCGATTTTTTAATTCTTATGAAACCACAACAAACTATCCACCCTACAATTTAATTCAGGTAAATAATGTTGAGTCGTTGCTTGAAATTGCACTTGCTGGATTCACTAAAAAGGAACTTAAAGTTTATACTGAATATGGAAAACTTATTGTTGAGGGACAAAAAGAATCTAAGGAGACAGAATCCGAGTATGTCCATCAAGGATTGGCTCAAAGATCTTTCTCAAGAGCCTGGACATTATCAGACGATGTTGAAGTCAGAGAGGTTCAATTCAAAGATGGACTTCTTACCGTTAAGTTGGGTAAGATAGTACCAGATCATCATGCAAGGAAAGATTATCTTTAATGGTTAAGGGATACGATTTATTTGGAGATCATGGGAGAAACTTGCCCACTCCTCATGGTAGTGGGGCAAGACCCATGTATGGTGACATGGGTAAGTCATGTAGACCAGACCCAAATCGTAAGATTACATATCCTCATGTTGTTGCTCTGTTTACTTTAGACTCACACAATACCAGTTACTTTTATAAAAGAGAGGATGGCACATATTACTGGCATCATTGTCGTAAAGATAAGGATGATGTATATGTGGATGCTGATGAGTTGCAATTAGATCTTCTAGGAAATGATCCGATTCTAAGTACAGAGTATATTATGAACGCAATACTATAGGGTGCTTGACATCCTATTTTTTTATGCTATAGTAACTACGTGAACCTGGTGAGTCAGGACACAATGTTAACTTATACCATTAAGAGTATGTACAAAAAAGTAAAAGTCGATCAGGATAGTGATTTTCCTGTCGATATATTGAGGGTTAAAGAGTCTGATGGACCAGATCTCCCTCTTTTTGAGTTTAAGGGGTTTGGATCTCGTGAAATAGATAATCTAAAACCAACGAAAGGAAATTATCCAAGAAAAAGTGAACTAATCCAAGAGAAATTAGAATCTCTTATTGCATCCACATTAGGGTTTGCATGGTTGGTTTTTGGATGGCCAATAAGTGTTTTTATTTGTGATGAGGGTGAATTTTATTTTGATCACCGACATCTTGTAAGAGCAATGAAGGAGAATGGGTGGAGACATGTACCCATTGCAAAATATAAGCGTAGGATAACAGGGGATGAAACTTTAGATAGACTATCTAATAATAGTGCGATGACTCTTATGGGTCTTCGTGCCAATGCAACAGATAATAGTGCAAACGCTGGAAGTAAGGATTTTCATATCATTAGACAGTGTATGGAAGATGATGGAATTCCAATCACTAAATCTAATGTTAACAAACTTCTTAAAGTATGTGGTGTATATGAAAGGTTCCCAAAGGGTGGACATAAATCAACAATTGGGGGTATTCGTAATTCTATTTTAGAAACTAAAGTTAAATCTAAAAGAGTATTTAATACTTCTAAACAAGAAGTAAAGGATTGGATAGGTGCCAATATCTTATTTGGTAAGAACAAACCATCTTCTGTAGACGGAGTAATGTGTTATCACAAAGTGCTTGATGAGGGATTTTATTATCGTTATGCTAATGATATCCTAAAATGGACTTGGACAGCATGGATAAAGAACGAAAAGGTTAGAGTATGTGCATCCAGTTATGCTATATGCGAACACCAAATCGAAGCAGAAAGACAAGAGATGATTGATACTATAGGAGATATACTTGATAATACTATCAATTGGTATATCTCTTGGGCAGAAGATAAGTTTAAATCTCTTGGACTTAGACTTCCTAAAATTGAGTTATCAAAACTTCCATTGGAACTTTATTGGATTCCTCAAATAGATGGAGAGACTGAAGCTATTAGAGTTGATCTATAAACTTCACTAAAATTTTTTACTAAAAGGGATCTTGACGATCCCTTTTTTTTATGGTATAATATATAAAGAAAATATAATTAAATGGAAAAGAATATACAGTGTATCATTTTGCCAAGTGGTATTATTTTAATATCAGAAGTTGAAGAGGTGTTTGGTGATATACCTGGTGAACCAGATTGTAAGATAATTAGTCCTTTTAAGTTAATTAAAACAGAAGAGACATATACTCTGGAACCATGGTTGGATTTTAGCAATCAATCTGTTACAATGATGAGGTCAGGTGATGCACTTACATTTGTAGAACCAAATGGTGAGTTGCGTGACAAGTATATTAAATTGACATCCTAATGAGGTTTTACACCAACGTCCAAATGGTTGGAGACAATTTCTTAGTTCGTGGTTATGAGAATGGAAAACATTTTGCCACTCGTGAGAAGTTTTATCCAACTCTTTTTGTTCCTTCGAAAAAGAAAACAAGATTCAAAACTCTTGAAGGTGATTACGTTGAGTCTGTTGAACCAGGCACTGTAAGAGAGTGTCGTGAGTTTATCAGGAGATATTCTGAAGTTGAGAACTTTAAGGTGTATGGTAATGACAGGTACATCTACCAATATATTTCAGAGAAGTATCCAGAAGAAGAAATTAAGTTTGATTCGAATAAGATCAAGATCACTACACTTGATATTGAGGTGAAATCGGAGAATGGTTTCCCTGATGTAGAATCTGCTGCGGAAGAAATACTTCTCATATCAATACAGGACTATACAACAAAACAGATAAGGACTTGGGGTCAAGGACCTTTCAATAATAAACAGAAGAACGTTATATACAAGGGATTTAATAGTGAGTATGAATTACTAAATTCGTTCATTCACTGGTGGATGATAGAAGAGAATACACCAGAGGTTATTACTGGTTGGAACAGTGAGTTGTATGATATTCCATATTTGGCACGTAGACTTGAAAGAGTCTTGGGAGAAAAACTTCGTAAAAGATTATCTCCATGGGGTTTGGTGACTGAAGATGTGATTTATATTGCAGGACGTAAAAATATTACATATGACATTGGTGGTATCACACAATTAGATTATTTAAATCTCTATAAGAAGTTTACTTATAAGGCACAAGAATCATATCGTTTGGATTACATTGCAAGTGTTGAACTTGGACAGAAGAAACTTGATCACTCAGAGTTTGATACATTTAAGGATTTCTACACAAAAGGTTGGCAAAAGTTTGTAGAGTATAATATAATCGACGTTGAACTTGTTGACCGTATGGAAGACAAGATGAAATTGATTGAACTCGCAATCGTTATGGCATATGATGCGAAGGCAAACTATGCTGATATATTCTCACAGGTTCGTATGTGGGATACTATAATTTACAACTATTTAAAGAAGAGAAACATTGTTATTCCTCCAAAGGAAAGATCTGATAAATCCGAAAAGTACGCAGGAGCCTATGTCAAAGAACCGATACCAGGAAAGTATGATTGGGTGGTTTCGTTTGACCTTAATAGTCTGTATCCTCATCTCATTATGCAATATAATATTTCCCCTGAGACCCTCAAGGATGAACGACATCCAACAGCTTCGGTTGATAAAATCCTTTCGGAAGAAGTAAATTTTGAGTTGCACAAAGATAGTGCCGTATGTGCAAATGGTGCAATGTATCGAAAAGATGTGCGTGGATTTCTTCCAGAGTTGATGGAGAAGATATACAAAGATCGAACTGTTTACAAAAAGAAAATGCTTGCTGCAAAACAAGCATATGAAAAAACTCCTACCAAAACTTTGGAGAAGGAGATTGCCAGATGTAATAATATACAAATGGCACGTAAGATTCAACTTAACTCTGCCTATGGTGCGATTGGAAATCAATATTTCCGATACTACAAACTTGCGAACGCAGAGGCCATCACTCTATCTGGACAGGTATCCATCAGGTGGATTGAAAACAAAATGAATACCTATTTAAACAAAATACTAAAAACTGAGGATGTTGACTATGTTATTGCTAGTGATACTGATTCCATTTATCTTAATTTGGGTCCTTTGGTACAAACTGTATTCAAGGGCAGAGAGGAGAATGCTGAAAGGATCGTTTCTTTCCTTAATAAGGTGTGTGAAATGGAATTTGAGAAATATATTTCGGATTCTTATGAAACGTTGGCCAACTATGTAAACGCATATGACCAAAAGATGTTCATGAAGAGAGAGAACATCGCAGATCGTGGTATATGGACAGCAAAGAAAAGATATATTCTAAACGTATGGGATAGTGAGGGTGTAAGATATGATGAACCTAAACTGAAGATGATGGGTATCGAAGCAGTGAAGTCATCAACTCCTGCCCCTTGTCGCACAATGATTAAGGATGGACTCAAGATAATGATGAATGGAACTGAAGAAGAAGTGATTGATTACATTGTTCTT